ATAAAGGAAGGCACGATTATTATTTAGCGTGGAGTTCACAAGTACCTTTACACGCTTTACAATGAAAATATACAGCCTTTACAAATACTTATGAGTTTAATATCATTTGCAGATTTAGCAACACTAAAAAACGTGTCAAGGCAAGCGATTTACGACAGAAAGCGTAGAGGATTTTTTAATAAAGCTATTGTAAAGCACAATGGAAAAGAGGTCTTAAATTCAGAGATAGCTTTACAACTATGGGAAAAAAATGATGTAAATATTCCAAAACCAACAACAAAAAAGGAATTAAGAGATAAAATAGATAGTTTGCCTTCTGATTCCATACCAGATTTTGCAGAAAGTAAAGCTAAAAGAGAATTTTATTTGGCAGAATTAGCAAAATTAGATGTAGAACAAAAAAGGGAACAGCTAATAGACGTAGAGATAGCAAAAAAATCAGGATTTGCTAAAGGTAGAGCTATTAGAGAATCATTATTAAATATTGCAGATAGATTAGCTCATCAGATTGCTGGAGAAGATGACCCAGGTGCTATACATAAAATACTTACAGAAGAACATAGAGAAGCACTAGAAAACTTATCATCATGAACGAATGGGAAAAGGCTTTTAATGATGGGTTAAAGCCAATGGAAAAGCTAAGTGTTAGTGAGTGGTCTAATAAATATAGACGTTTAAGCGTTAAGAGTTCTAGTGAAAGCGGCCGATTTCGTACCAGTAGGACTCCTTATATTGAGGAGCCTATGAATTGTTTATCTGCACATGACGATACAGAACGTGTGGTAATGATGTTTGCTTCGCAAACAGGAAAAACTGAATCTATGAATTGCGCTTTAGGTTACTTTATAGACCATGCGCCAGCACCTGCATTAATTGTTAACAGCACAATTGAGATGAGCAAAAGACTTAGTAAACAAAGATTAGATCCAATGATAGAAGAAACTCCTGTCCTAAAAGCAAAGATTGCACCGCCTAGAAGTAGAGACAGTAGTAATACAATGATGGCAAAAGACTTTCCAAATGGTTTTTTTATTCTTACTGGTAGTAATTCGGCTACAGGGTTAAGAAGTACTCCATGTAAATATGTCCTGATGGATGAGGTAGATTCTTTTGTAACGGATGTAGATGGTGAAGGTGATCCTGTAGAACTTGCTATAAAACGTGCGACAACCTTTCCAAGGCGAAAAATACTTCTTACAAGTACACCGACAATAAAAGATTTTTCAAGAATAGAAGCAGAATATTTAAAATCGGATCAACGAATTTATAAAGTGCCATGTCCATTGTGCGGAGAATACCAACCCCTAGAATGGAAACAATTAAAGTTTGATCAGGATAACTTAAAAGAAACTAAATATGAATGTATTTCATGTAAGGGATTATTTGACGAAAGACATAAGACAAAGATGTTAAGGCAGGGTAAATGGGAACCTCAAGTAGAAGGCGATGGGATAACAAAAGGATATCGGCTTAACGGTTTATATAGTCCATTGGGGTGGCTGTCATGGGAACAATTATCAAGAGAATTTCTAGCAGCTAAAAAAGATGCACCATTATTAAAAACATTTGTAAATACTCGGTTATCAGAAACTTGGAGTGATGATTTTGAAAGTGCATTAACGGCTGAAGGTTTATTAAAAAGATGTGAAGGATATGATGAGGGTTCATGCCCTGATGGAGTTTTATTAATAACTCAAGGGGTTGACTGCCAAAAGGATAGATTAGAAGTCAGTACATGGGGATGGGGTGCTAATGAGGAGTCATGGCTTATTGAGCATTTTGTAATAGATGGTGATCCTCATCAACCACAAGTATGGAAAGAGTTGGATTTTTTTATAAATAGAGAATATGAGCATGCAAATGGTAAAACAGTAAAGCCTGTTATGACAGCTATTGACTCAGGTGGTTTACATACTTCCGAAGTTTATCAATATGCAAGAGAAAGGCAGGCACAGGGAGTAATCGCAATAAAAGGACAATCTCAAAGAAATAAACCTCCTATAGGAAAACCTACAAAAGTAGATATAAACATAAAAGGCAACAGTTTAAAAAAAGGAGCTTTAGTTTATCCAGTAGGTTCAGATACAATCAAAAACACATTAGTCGGAAGATTAAAAAGTAACAAAGAAGATAGTATTGCTTATATTCATTTTCATGCAACAACAGGAGAAGAATATTTTAAACAGATAACAAGTGAGAGACAACAGTTAAAAACTAATAGAGCAGGTTTCCAGGTTGCAATGTGGGTAAAGAAACCTAATCAAAGAAATGAAGCTTTAGATTGTTGGGTATATAGTTACGCAGCAATGGTTTTATATATAAGTAAATTCCCTAGAAATAAAGTTTGGGGATTATTAGAAAATAAATTAAATAAAACAGATAATGTAGTTAAACAAAAAAAAGGTACAATAAAGACAACACGTAAAACTGACTTTGTAAATTACTGGTAAAACTATGTGGAAATCTGATTTACCTTATGAAATAACTGCTGGTACGACAATAAAATGGGTAGATGAAGCAACTACTGCTGGATTAAATGACACTATAAGTAGTCCTGATTGGACTTTAAAATATTATTTACGTACTAATAAATATAATAAAGCACATATAGCAACTGGTACTCAATATCAAGACAGTAGTGGTTGGCAATTTACAATAAGTGCTACAGACAGTAGTAATTTTGATGCAGGTGATTGGTATTGGTCAGCAATTGCTACAAAAAGTGGTGAAGTATTCACATTAGGTGATGGTCAATTAATTGTAAGGCAATCTTTAATTTATAGCGGTACAGCAAATGGAATTGATAACAGAACACAAACAGAAAAAGATTTAGATAGTGTTGAAGCTGCAATTAGAGCAATGGTAGAAGATAAAGCACAAGAATATAGTATTGGTAATAGAACATTTAAAAGAATAGAATTAGATAAATTAAGAGATTTTAGGGCAGAATTAAAAAGTAGAGTTGCAAGCGAAAAGCGGTATAGTTTAATTAGTCAGGGTTTAGGAGACCCTAAAAACCTCTATGTACGCTTTTAGGTAACTTAAATGGGTCTAATTAATGCTTGGAGGGGCTTAATTTCCTCTAATGATGACGTAAATAAGCGTAGGAATCGCTTAAAAAGAATGTATTCGGGTGCAAAATTTGATCGCACTAATATGAGTTGGGTTACACCTTTATCTTCACCTGATCAAAGTTATAAAAATTCTATTAATACTCTTAGAAAACGTGTACATGATTTAGTCCGTAATAATAATTATGCATCACAGGCCATAAGATATGCAACTAATCAAATTGTAGGTCAAGGTGTAACAATGCAAGCACAAATTAAAAGTCAGCGTGGGGGAACACCAAATACAAGAATTAATGAGAGTATAGAAAGTGAATGGAGTAGATGGGGTAGAAAAGATAGTTGTGATATACGTGGTGTTCTTTGTTTTTCTGAACTGGAAAGATTAGCTGTTAGATCAATGATAGAAAGCGGAGAATGTTTTATTGTTATTCATAGAAAAGCTTATGGAAGAAGTAAAATACCTTTTTCATTAGAAATATTAGAAGCAGAACAGTTAGATGAAGATTATAAAGGCACTACTAAAAATAATAAGAATGTATGGAGGTTAGGAATAGAACTAAGTCCAGAAGGTAGGGCTGTGAGTTATGCATTTCTTAAAAAACACCCTGGTGATACTAATTTTGCAACAATACCAGAAGAGGACAGGCATATTATTGTAGCTGCAAAAGATGTTGTACATTTGTTTTTACCATTAAGACCAGGACAGCATAGAGGAATACCTTTTTTAGCTAGTGGTATAAATCATTTGCATCAATTAGATGGCTATATAGAAGCAACAGTTGTAGGGCAACGTGCAAGCAGTGCATTAATGGGATTTATTACAAGTCCAGAAGGTGAACTCGATGTAGGAGGTGAGGTCTTTGATTATGAACGTGTAAGTGGATTTGAACCAGGTACATTTAAATATTTAGCACCAGGAGAAAGTATATCTGTACCTGATTTAGACAAAGCCAATGGTGAATTTGAACCATTTGTAAGGTCTATGTTACGTAGTATGGCTAGTGGTCTAGGTTGCAGTTTTGAAGCTATAAGTTCTGACTATTCGCAATCTAATTACAGTAGTAGTAGGCTTGCAATGCTACAGGACAGAGATCATTGGAGAACGATACAAAAAATGTTAAAAGAAACGTTTTATCAACCAATTTTTGAATATTGGTTAGAAATGGCTGTATTAAGTGGTACGTTATCTTTGCCAACATATTCAACTACCCCAGAAGTATATGAAAAGGTTAGATGGGTTTGTAGAGGTTATAGCTATGTTGATCCACAGAAGGAAATAGCTGCACAAAAAGAAGCAGTTCGGTGCGGATTTAAGACTTTAACAGATGTAGTCTCTGAAAGTGGTGGTGACATTGAAGAATTATTAATTGCAAGAAAGACAGAACTGGCAAAGCTAGATGAAATGAATATTATTACTGATAGTGATCCATCTGCTACTAATAAATCTGGTGGCAGTCAATTTAAACCAGTTAATACTATTGATCCTTTTGGTGATACAGAAAAACCTACAGGCGATGATGGGGATAATGTAGCAGAGGGTTCAGATGGCAACTATTAACGGTACAGAAATAGACCTAATGCCTACAAAAGGTATGAGGGAAGAAGCACAAAGATATAGAGATTGGAAATCAGAAGGAGAAGCTGGCGGTACAGAAGTAGCACGTAGAAGGGCAACACAAATATTAAGCGGTAATGAACTAAGTCCACAGGTTGTAATTGAAATGTCAGCATGGCATGCAAGGCACCTTGTAGATCAAAAAGCAAAAGGATATAGACCAGGTGAAGAAGGCTATCCTAGTCCTGGACGTGTAAGTTCCGCAGCTTGGGGAGGATCAGCAGGTAAAAGTTTTTCTGATGCAAAATCAGCTAGAATAAAACAATTAAGAGACAATGATGCTATGCCAAAAACAAAACGTGCAACAGCTAAACGTGCAGAACCAAATGCATTATCTGTAGGCGATTACGTTAGATGGAACGCAAGCGGTGGTATTGCAAGAGGTCAGATAGATAGTATTGAACGTGATGGAACTATAAATGTACCTGATAGTTCTTTTGAAATTACTGGTACAGAAGATGACCCTGCTGCATTAATTAGTGTATTTAGAGAAGATGATGGAGAATATGAAAAGACAGATGTACAAGTTGGTCACAAATTCAGCACACTAACTAAGATAGATTCGTTAAGAAGTATTACAACTGTACTAAAAAGAAGTGGTGAAACATCATTTTCTGCACAGGAAGATAACACCTATGAATTTAGCTTTAGTTCTGAATATCCTGTAGAACGTACATTTGGTACTGAAATCCTAAGCCATGACGAAGGTTCTATAGATTTTGGCAGATTAAATGGAGGGGTTGCACCTGTATTATGTAATC